CCGAAACAATATTTCATAAGTAAAACACTTTAATTTTTAATTATATGGCAAGAACAAGAAAAAGAACTTGTGACGTATCAGGCGTTACAACGAGTACCAACAACTTTTACAATAATCAATCACATGTTAAAGCTGTTGATAATTTAAGAAGAGGCACAGGTGCTACAAAGCAACAGATGTCTAGAATGTTTAACCAATTAAATACTTATTAATATGGCAAGTATAATAGCTACAAGTATTGACCTTACTAAAATACCTAAAGATAAAATTATCGAAGGTAAAAAAGGTAAATACTTACCTATTACAATAACCGTTAATGATGAAACAGATCAGTTTGGTAATCAAGGTCCTGTAGTCGTTCAACAAACGAAAGAGGAAAGAGATGCTAAGACTGAGAAGATTTATCTAGGTAATGTAAAGGTAGTATGGAGCAATGGTACAAATGTTGAACCAGCTCCAAGAGATGGCCAACCTGCGCAAGCAATGGCCCAACCAGCAGCAGCAGCTGCACCAGCAGACGATTTACCATTTTAAAAAACACAGATGCAAGTAGAGAATAAAGAGATTAATGGATTTTTGATTGATGAGTTCAATCAACATGGTCTTGAAGTGGGTAAGACACAGGGGATTTGTCCTCTGTGTTCTCACGACAGGAAACCTAAGAATCAGAAGCTTAAATGTGCTTCTTATGATTGGGAACGTGGTCTCGGTACTTGCCACAACTGTAACTCAACTTTTCAACTACATACTTACGAACGTAAGGGTGCAAGCGACCGTGAATACGTACGCCCGAGTTTTTCTACAAAAACTCATAAGGCACCCAGTAGTAAAGTTGTAGAATGGTTTAAGTCAAGAGGAATATCTCAGGGTACATTAGAAGCATTAAATGTTTCTGAAGGCCCTGAGTTTATGCCTCAGACTGGTAAGCAAGAGAACACAATAAAGTTTAATTACTTTATGGGTAATCAACTTATCAATATTAAGTATCGTGACGGTGCAAAGAATTTTAAATTATACAAGGGCGCAGAAAAAGTATTTTATAATATTAACAGTATAGTTAATAATGATACATGTGTAATTGTTGAAGGTGAAATCGATGTTTTATCGTTACACGAGGCAGGTGTGCCTAACGTAATATCAGTACCTAACGGTGCAACGTTAAATCACAACAACTTAGATTATCTTGATAATTGTATTGATTACTTTGAAGACAAAGTAAAAATAATTCTAGCGGTAGATGCTGATGAACCTGGACAAATGCTCAAACAAGAGTTTGTGCGTAGGCTAGGTGCAGAAAACTGTTATATAGTAGATTTCTTAGACTGTAAAGATGCTAACGAGTACTTAATTAAGTACGGCGCAGAAGATCTAAAAAGTGCTATACATACAGCGCAACAAGTACCATTAGAAAATGTAACAACACTTAAAAACGTAGAAGGTGAACTTAAAGATTTTGTTAAAAACGGTTTTAAACCAGGCTTTCAAATTGGCCTCAATAACTTTGACGAGATATTCAGTACATACACTGGTCAGTTTATTACTGTTACTGGCATACCTAGTAGCGGCAAGTCTGATTTTGTTGACCAAATGGTTGTAGGCTATAATAAACAGTATGGTTGGAAGACAGCATTTGCTAGTCCTGAAAACCAACCTATTTATTTACATGCTCACAAGCTTATGCGTAAGTGTTGGGGTGATATGCCATCGCCAAGTGATATTGGTGGCGGTAGGTGGAAGGAAGTATCAGAACACGTTAACGATAACTTTTATTTTATAGACATGGACAAATATAGTCTAGACTCTGTATTGCGTAAAGGTGCTGAATTAGTTAAACGTAAAGGTATTAAATGCCTTGTGATAGATCCTTATAATAAAATAAGAGACACAAACGCTGTGTCAGATGATGTTAATAGATATACTATGGATTACTTAAGTAAAATCGAGCAGTTCTGTAAAAAGTATGACGTTCTAACGTTTATAGTAGCACATCCGACAAAGATGATGAGAGACCAAAACGGTAAAATACAAGAACCTACAATGTATAATATAAAAGGTGGTGGTGAATGGTATGATGCTAGTTATCACGGCTTATTAGTACATAGAGATTATGAAGCTAAAAATACAAAGGTAAAAGTATTAAAAGTTAAGTTTCAAAACCTAGGTGAAAACGGTGGTGAATCGTTTTTTACATGGGAACCTAAGTCAGGTTCTTTTGTGCCTCAAGTTAATGTATTAGACGAAAAAGATGACAGCGGCCTTCCGTGGGAGTAAAAAGTTTGGTATGGGTGTTTACACTCGAACCACCGAAGAAGATGCCGCAGCGATATGGTGTATAAACAACGATATATGTATAACTCCAAGAGCTGTAAAGTATGGCGAAAGAATATGGGTTGTAGATATTGAAAAAGGTAAATACCCTAATCGTAAACTATTAGGTACGTCTGATTCTTATGGACCAAATACAATATGGGAAAAAGTATCAGAGTATCAATTATATTATTATAAGAAATATGGAAAATAAATTTTATAACGCTAATCATGCTTATAATTATTTGTGGGATCACATACGAGAAACAGGTGTAGATTTTGATAATACAAAAGCTATATTCAACTGTGGTTTTTATATGGAAAATCCAACAGAGAATTATATAACAAACAAAGAACGTAATTGGAAACCTGATTACGCTGAAGCTGAATGGCAATGGTACTTATCTGGTGATCCTAGTATAAACAAGCTAGGTGAAATATATGGTAAGGTTCCTCCTATATGGGAAAAGATGGCAGATGAAAACAATATGGTTAGAAGTAATTATGGTTGGCAATGGCAACGTAATCATCAATTAGATTATGTAATCAATAAGCTTAAAAATAATAAAGAAACCAGACACGCTGCAATTAGTATATATGATTGTAAAGAACACGGTACATATGAGTTTGATACTCCTTGTACGTATGCTGTTCAATTTACAATACTTAATGATAAACTTAATATGTCTGTTTACATGCGATCTAATGATCTCTGGTACGGCTTTTGCAATGATCAGTATCAATTCTCATCATTACAAAAATATGTCGCAGAGAGATTGTCTATGGACCTCGGGTGGTATTACCATCACGCACATAACATGCATATATACAACGATAAATTATGACTTATTATATTTATCATATTCCAGGTAAAAAGATCGGTGTTACCTGTGATCTTAATAACCGGGTCACAGTTCAACAAGGTTATGAACCTAACGAGTATGAAGTACTAGAAAGCTCTGAAGATGTAGATTATATATCGTCTAAAGAGATAAAATTACAAAAAGAGTATGGCTACAAAGTAGATATGGTACCATACAAAAAACTTAAACCAAAAACTAAAATGAATATAAATATAACCGAACAGACCACAACGTTTCCATGTCCAGTAGACAAGTTGAAAGGTCAGCTGTTTGATAACTTAGGTATGAAATGGCAGACTGAACACGGTGAATTAAATATTACACCTAGAACAATAGACTGGATAATGAAAAACGTTAAAACTTCTATGTTTAACACAGAAAGAAGTTATATATACAATAAAGCATTTGCAAGGTTTTACGATAACAATGACATATTCGCGCAACCAACTCCAGTAAAATGCTCCAAGAAACCATTAAAAATGTTTGAGAACATTAGACAATGGGCAAGCGAAAGAGGATTATATGATAAAGGTGATCCTAAAACGCAATTAATCAAACTACAAGAGGAAATGGGTGAGCTAGCAAAAGCTACACTAGAAAATGATCAGCCAGAAGTTATAGATGCTATTGGCGATATGGTTGTAGTATTAACTAACCTAGCACATTTAAACAACGTAAACATAGAAACGTGTATAGCAGAAGCATACAACGTAATATCTAAACGTACGGGTAAAATGGTTAACGGAACATTTGTTAAAGATGCAGATTAAAACCAAAGACAAGATAGTACAAGCTGTACTAAGGAAGATGGACGATCGTAGCTTAGTTGGCCAAAAGAAATACGGCTCAACAATGTATAACGAGATACAAACAGGCGAGAAAGATCTGCATATGTTTTTAACTGATGTACAAGAAGAAATAATGGATGCGTTATTATATATCGAAGCTGCAAAAAGATGTTTGCAAGACGAGATAGAAGAATCAATGCTTAAACAAATGAAAGTACATGAGGAAAAAGAATTATAAAAGGAAACGAGGTCCTGTCGTTAGTAAAAAAGTTAGTATCGACGGGATTAAGTTTGCCTCAGGTCTAGAAGCGTATATGTATAAAGCTTTAAAACAAGCAGGTATTGATGCTGCTTATGAAGGTAGTACATATACGATCTTTCAGGGTTTTGATTTAAACGTTACTTGTTATGAAAGATGTGCTAATGGAAAAGGTGAGTATAAGGATAGAGGTAATAAAAAGATATTACCTATTAAATATACACCAGATTTTATTGGTAAAGGTTTTATAATAGAAACTAAAGGTAGAGCTAATGAGGCTTTTCCTATGAGATGGAAATTATTTAAGCATTACGCAGAACATAATTTAAACTCTGTATTGTATAAGCCTCAAAACCAAAAAGAATGTGATGAAACAGTTAGATTAATATTAAAACATGGCTAAATTAACGTTACAAAACTACTCGTGGAAACCTAAGAAGAAAAGACCAGGTGTACACAGTAAAAATAGAAACACTAAACAAAAATCAGGTAAGTATTACTCAGGTACTCCTTACCGCGGACAAGGAAGATAATATGAAAAAATGGGAATTAAGTTTTGGTCTTTTTGAAGGCCTATTGTTTGGGTATAGAAATTATCCAGACGCAGAAAACAACAAGATAGATCACGTGTTTTACGTATTTATATTCGATGTCTGTTTAACTTTACAATATTAAGATATGGGATTATTTGATAATAGAGTAGCATATAAACCTTTTGAGTACCCTGAGTATTATACTGAGGGTTGGTTGAAACAAGCTCAAGCATTTTGGTTACATACAGAGATCCCTATGTCGGGTGATGTAAAAGACTGGAACGAGAAGTTAACAGACGCAGAGAAAAACCTAGTAGGAAATATCTTATTAGGCTTTGCTCAGACTGAATGTGCAGTAAGTGATTACTGGACACAGAAAGTAGTATCATGGTTTCCTAAACACGAAATACAGCAGATGGCCATGATGTTCGGAAGTCAAGAGACAATACATGCTGTAGCATATAGTTATTTAAATGAAACACTTGGACTTGAAGACTTTGAAGCGTTTTTACATGAGCCAGCTACGGCTGAGCGTTTTGATAATCTCGTTTCATATAGTGGCACCGACCCTGTTGAAATTGGTAGATCATTGGCTATTTTTAGTGCTTTCGCAGAAGGAGTTTCTTTATACTCTGCTTTTGCAGTACTTTATAGCTTTCAGCTACGTAATTTACTTAAAGGAGTTGGACAACAAATGAAATGGTCTGTAAGAGACGAATCATTACATAGTAAAATGGGTTGTCAATTATTTAGACATATGTGTGAGGAAAAAGACTTTCTTGCAAAGACTTGCCAACCACACATAGTAGAAGCAGCACATGTAATGCATGATGCTGAAATGAAATACATAGATAAGATGTTTGAGGCAGGGGATATTGAAGGGTTGAAATCTTACGATCTTAAACAGTTTATAAAAAAGAGACTAAATGAAAAACTTGTTGAGCTTGGTTACAAAAAGCTCTCAAAAGAATTTAAGTACGATAAAGAAGCAGCGAAAAACTTGGATTGGTTTTATCATCTTACTGGTGGTCATACCCATACTGACTTTTTTGCTATTAGGCCGACCGATTACAGCAAAGCAAATGAAGGCGAAGACTTCGAAGACATCTGGTAATGGGTTGGAAATATAAAGTATTAAAATACTTAGTAAAAAACAAAAGACAGACAGCTTGGGAAAAGTTAGCTAGTAGAATAGGTTACATGGGTGCTGGGTTTTTAGTGGCAGCACAATGGACTGTGGAACCTGCTTTATACATAGCTGGCTTTTGCTGTGTGTTATGTCAAGTTACAGCGAGAAAACAATGGAACTTAGTCGCGTTAAATATTAACGGGCTAGTTGCATGGATAAATCATTTAATTAGAAATATATAATGTGGAGTAATAGATGGAAAAAAGGCGTTGATTACCCAGAGTGGGCAGACGCTGAAGTTTATAAAAAAACTATAGCTGGTGGTTATCTGTATAATGGAGAAACACCGAGAGAAGCTTATGAACGTGTAGCTACAACTGTAGCAAGACGTTTAAACAAGCCAGAAATGGCTAAAATATTTTTTGATTACATATGGAAAGGTTGGTTATGTCTAGCCTCTCCAGTGTTATCAAATACTGGTACTGAAAGAGGTTTACCAATATCATGCTTCGGTATTGATGTTGCAGATAGTATATTAGACATAGGACAAAAAAACCTAGAGATGATGCTATTAGCTAAACACGGTGGTGGAGTTGGTGTTGGCTTAAACATGATCAGACCTTCTGGTGCAAACATTACAATGAACGGTACATCCGATGGTGTTGTACCTTTTTGTAAAGTTTATGATTCTACAATACTAGCTACAAATCAAGGAGCTGTACGTAGAGGAGCTGCATCAGTAAATTTAAATATAGATCACAAAGATTGGGAAGACTGGTTAGAGATAAGAGAACCTAAGGGTGATGTTAATAGACAATCATTAAACCTACATCAATGTACTATAATCGGAGATAAGTTTATGCGTAAACTTAGAGACGGTGATAAAGTTGCAAGACGTAAATGGAGTAAATTACTACAGAAACGTAAAGCAACTGGTGAGCCTTATATAATGTACAAGGGTAATGTAAATAAGAACAACCCTTCTGCATACAAGGATAATGCTCTGAAAGTATTTATGACAAATATTTGTTCAGAGATAGTATTACACACGGATGAAAACCATAGCTTTGTTTGTTGTTTATCTAGTTTGAACCTAGCTAAATACCATGAATGGAAAGACTCTAATTTAATATATGATAGCATATGGTTTTTAGACGGTGTATTAGAGGAATTTATACAAAAAGCAAAAAACAGAAGAGGATTTGAAAACGCTGTTAGATCTGCAGAAAAAGGTAGAGCACTTGGATTAGGTGTTTTAGGTTGGCATACATATCTACAGCAAAAAGGATTTCCTTTTGAAGGATTATTAGCACAATATGAAACAAGAAGAATATTTTCACAAATTAAAATTGAAAGTGAAAGAGCTAGTTATGCTCTTGCAGAGGAGTTTGGAGAGCCTTTATGGTGTGTTGGAACTGGTTTCCGCAATACTCATTTACGTGCTATTGCTCCTACTGTTAGCAACAGCAAGCTTGCTGGTAATATTTCACCGGGTATCGAACCTTGGGCGGCGAACGTCTTTACAGACCAAAGTGCAAAAGGAACTTTCATCCGCAAAAATCCAACTTTAGTTAAAGAATTAGAAAAGCATAAATTAAACACTGAAAAAATATGGGATCAAATACTACGAGACGGAGGTTCTATTCAAGGTATCAAACAATTAGAGAACGTTACTTTAGGAGAACACAACGTACCTATAAAAGAAGTTTACAAAACTTTTAAAGAGATAAACCAACTAGAGTTGGTTAATCAAGCTGGTATCAGACAGCAATATATAGATCAAGCTGTTAGTTTAAATCTAGCTTTTCCATCTCAAGCTGATCCTAAATGGATTAATAAAGTACATTTAGAAGCATGGAAAAAAGGTATAAAAACTTTATACTATATGAGAACTGAATCTGTATTGAGAGGTGATATTGCTTCTCAAGCTATGGACCCTAACTGTTTAAGTTGTGATGGATAAAGGTTTTGGCGATACATTTGAAAGGTTTACTAAAGCTACAGGTATACACTGGTTGATAATGACTTTATCAAGAAAGTATAATATACCTTGTGGTTGTGAAAGAAGAAAAGAATTATTAAATAAATGGTTTCCCTATGGTAACAATAAATGAAATACTAGATCCAATAGATGTAGGTACTTTTTTTAAAGAGTATTGGAAAAAGAAACATCTTGTTATTAGAAGAAATAAATTTAAAAATTTATTTAATTTTAAATTACTAGATACTTACTTAAACAAGTACCCTCACATTAGAAGTTTACAGATACTAGACTATGATGATGAAGATACTAGATGGTGTTTAGATAAACACAAGAAACTAAAACAACCTATGTTAAGTAAACAAGAGGTACATAACTTGTGGAAAAAAGGTAAATCTTTTGTTATACCTTTTGCAGACTACGAGAATAAACCTTTAGTTGATATATGCTTTGAGTTAGAAAGATATTTTTCTCATGGCCAATGTAACATATATGCTTCACCGAAAGCAGGATCAAAGAGTTTTCCACCTCATAAAGATGGTACAGAAAACTTTTTGTTTCACACTGAGGGTAGAGTTAAATGGACTTTATATAAAGACTTTGATAACAAAGAAATACTAGAAGAGATAACTCTGGAAGCAGGTGATTTACTTTACATACCAATAGGTATGTGGCATAAGGTAGATGCACCTGGTGCTAGGATGCTTATTAGTATTCATTTTGCTAATAAAAAAGATCAAGCGTTAGATAAGTTTAATATAAGTTCGTTAAGTGAAAACAATAGAAATAAATGGTATAACTGGTTACCAGATATGCCTAAACAAAAAAAGAAAAGACCTGTAAGACTTATGAACAAAGCTAGATGGTCTAAACCTTACTTTAATAAAAAAATATGAAAGCAGGAAAAATATGGGGTAAAACAGAAATGGTCCATAAAAATGGAGTATTAGAGTTTCACCGAATAGAATTTAATAAAGGATTTAAATGCTCTGAACACGAGCATAGATTTAAATGGAACGGATTTTTTGTTGAGTCCGGCAAAATGCTTGTCAGAGTTTGGCAAGAAGATCAAGGCTTGTTAGATGAAACAATACTTGAAGCAGGTGATTTTACTATGGTTAAACCTGGTAAGATACATCAGTTTGAAGGTATTGAAGATGGTGTAGCTTTTGAATTATATTGGGCTGAGTTTAATCACGATGATATAATCAGAAGAACTGCAGGTAAGAAGATATGAGAAACATAGCTGTAGTAATACCAGCAAGACTTAATAGTACTAGAATCAAACACAAGATGTTGATGAAGTTTGAAGATGAACCTCTGATACGTATTGTGTTTGACAAAGTACGTATGATGGGTTTTGATACGTTTGTTGCAACAGATAGTAAACGTATTGCAAAGCATATACCAATTAAATGGTGTATACAAACAGGCCCAGCTGAAAATGGTACACATAGGTTATCTAAACGTGCTGTGTTAGATTTAGTAGGTAGTTATGATTATATACTAAACATACAAGGAGACATGATAGATATAAACCACGAGACTATGAAACCTATTAAGAAAAGAATATTAGGTACATCAGAACCTCCACTGTGTTTAACAGCTTATACTAAAGGTGCTAAAGCTGACGATGTTAAAGTTATACATCAATCAGGTAAAGCAATGTGGTTTACGAGATCCGATATAGGTTATGGTGATAGGCATTTAGGTATATATGGTTATCACCCTTATTTATTGAAAACATATAGAACTATGGAAGATAAATATAAACAAGAGAGCTTAGAGCAAAATAGAATACTAGCAAACTACGATATAGAAGTAATTGAAACTAAATATAATGGAATTGAAATCAACACAGAAGCCGATATTAATAGCTGGAAGCTGTAGTATCGAAGGTAGAATACAAGCACATGAGATAGCTGACAAGTGTAGTCAACTAGCAGAAAAGTATGGATTTGATTATTATTTTAAAGGATCTTTTGATAAAGCAAACAGAACATCTGTAAACTCTAAACGAGGTATTGGTATAGATAAAGCTATAGATATATTTGCTGAATTAAAAGAGTTACAAGGTTGTAAAATTACAACTGACATACATGAACCTTGGCAAGCAGAAGAGTTAGCCAATGTTGTAGACATTATACAAATACCAGCTTATCTATGTAGGCAAACTGATTTATTAGTTGCCGCAGGTAATACTTTTAAAACTATTAATATTAAGAAAGGACAATTTGTAGATGGTCGTAGTATGATACACGCTATTGATAAAGTTAAGAGTACAGGTAACAATAAAGTTATGTTAACTGAAAGAGGTAGTATGTTTGGTATGGGTGATCTTGTTGTAGATCCTAGACAAATAGTTGATATGAAAGATCTAGGTGTACCAGTTATAATGGATTGCACTCACTCTACACAAAGACCTAACTCAGGTAATACAACAGCTGGTCAACCTAAATATACTTTACCTATAGCTAAAGTTGCTAAAGCATTAAACGTTGATGGCTACTTTTTTGAAGTACACGAAAATCCTAGTGCTGCTTGGAGTGACGGATCTAATATGGTACGTTTAGATAAATTTGAAGAAATACTAAAACAATTATGAGAATATTTATAGGGCACGATAGTAAGTTTCCACAAGCAACTCAAGTTTGTAGAAAATCTATGTTAGACTTTAATAAACAGTTAAAGATATACTACTTAGACAAAGCTAAATTAAAACATACAGATGTATACGGTAGAGAAGATGTAGCTGGTGAATCAACAGAGTTTTCGTTTACCAGGTTTTATGTGCCTTTGCTATGTGGATATGACGGTATAGCAATGTTTTGTGATAACGACTTTTTGTGGCAATGTGATCCTATGGAGTTAGTAAGTTACTTAGGTGATAACGATATAGCTGTAGTAAAGCATGAGTACTATAGTGTCACTGGAACTAAAATGGACGGTATAGAAAACAAGTCTTATCCAAGAAAAAACTGGTCGAGCTTAGTTATTTTTAATTGTTCTAAATTAAAACATTTAACAAAAGAATATTTAGACAAAGCAAAACCATCAGAGCTACATGAATTAAGGTGGGCAGAGAGCATAGGTGATATACCTAAAGAATATAATTGTTTAGTAGGTCATTACGAGTGTAACAATGCTAAAGCATTACATTATACTAACGGTGGACCTTGGTTTGATAAATTTAAAGGAGCAGAAAAATCATTAGCATGGTGGACAGTATACAAGAGTTTGTAAAAGATAAATCAGTGTTATTCGTTGGTAACTCAGTTGAGATGATGGAACATAATCTTGCTGAGTTTATTGACGGCTTTGATATTGTTGTTAGGTTTGGTAGAGCTATATCAGCCAACGAAACACAACAAAAACAGTTAGGTAGTAAATGTGACATATGGATAACAGGTCAGTTTAGAGCTCCTGAATGGCACAAGAATAGAAAAAACTTTGAAACAGGTAAGTATAAAAATACTAAGATCTTAGTTAATAGATGTAGAGGTAATTTTATATTAAAAGAGTGGAAGTTAGAAGAACATTTACCTAAGAACATGCCTTATGAGTTTATGTATTCAGATCAAGAGATTATAGATCTTATGAAGAATAGGTTTAATAAAGACATGATCGATACTAGTGAGTATAGACCTAGTGCAGGTTTTATAAGTCTTATATGGTTTATAGAAAAAATAAAAGTGTATAAAGATATACACTTAATAGGTTTTGATTTTTTTGCTAAACAAACTAACATAAAACCAAGAGACAAAAAAGGAATTGAAAGTGGTTGCAAACCTCATAGCTGGCATTTACCAGTATATGTTTTAAAAAGACCAGCTCACGATTCTAAAATGGAACAGAAATATGTTAAGCAGCTAGAAAAGAATAAGCTGTTACATTGGTATATATTAAGTGATCTTGAGGAAGGTGTTGTGAAATACAACGGTTGGATGAAAGGTGAAAAGATTATATCGTCTATACCTAAAAAGACTAAGATATCAAAAATTTAGCTATAACCTCAGCTACAACTTCAACACATAATAATAATATAATAGGTAGTATATATTCCCACCAATCATATTTACCATTATTATTTAAATCAAAGAATTTCACTTCTTAATTTTTTCAACAGCAGATATACCGAAGCAGCCTAATGTAACCCATACAAATGAGTTATAAACTACTTCATTTATAATAAGATCTTTATCTGCTATCAAGCTTGTCATCAAGTCAGCTACAGCAAATAATACCATTACTATAAAGGATGCAAATCCTATTATATTCTTCTCGTTAATTTCGTTTTTATCTTGAAATAATTTCCACATATCTTAACATTTCCATCTACGTCTAGCGGCTTTACCTCTTGGTCCAGTCCAACCTTTTGATCTAGCGCAGAATGATTTTCTTCTTTTAGCAGCCTTGCTACCTTTTTTAACTTTACCTGTTACAGCTGTTTTTAATTTACTACCAGGATTTTTAGCTCTATAAGCTTTTACACCTTTAGATGTCATACCTGCGCCTTCTTTTGTTGTGCGGAAGTTACGACCTTTACCTTTAGTAGTTTTTCTTACATCAGGTTTTCTTTTTCTTTTCTGTGCAACAGAGCCAGCTAATTCTTCTTTGTTATCTTTTGTATACGTTCGGTCAGCTCCTGCATATACTATCTTTTCTTTTTTACCACCTTGCTCACCTCTAGTGCTTAACTCCTCACCCATCAAATACCCAGTTTGGGTTTTACCTGAGTTTTTACCAGATAACGACATAGCTGCATTTACACGAGGATCTATACCTCTATGTCTACTAGATCTTACTGTTACAGTATCAGAAGGTGTAGTACCTAAAGCATTTAAAACATCTTCACTTATATTTATATCTTCATAGTTTTGAATAACCTCTTTAGATAACTTGCTTTTGTTTTTTTTGACAGGACTACTATTACCAACAGTCATGTAGTTTCTTCTACGACCGCAGCTTGTCTTTTGAAATGGATTATTTTTTTGAGAGTATGCCATTGTTATGCTTTTTTACAACTACCAGGCGAATATGCTTTTTTACCTTTCACAGCTTTATATCCTTTCCAACATCTTTTGAATGGTGTCATAGATACGTTGTGATTATGTTTTTTTGCTTGTGAGTCTTTTAAAGCTTTATCAGTTGGATAATTCTTATCTCCAGGTTTCGCTGGTGATTCTCCTCTTTTTCTTTTTGCATGGATATTTGCCCATAAACCTTTCTTTCCCATATTAATTATTTTTTCTTGGATTAACGATTACTGGATTTGGTGGTGTTACCGATCCTGCTGGTTTGATCGTAGGTGTCGTATTAGTTGGCGTATTGTTAGAACTGTTATTATTATAGTTGCTATTACCATGTGCATTGTTGTTTGGTTTATAATTATTATAATTATGATTATAAGGTCTCCAATAATAGTTATGGTTGTAAGGCCTGTAGTAATCATAACCTATTACATTATATATTACATTAGGTTTAATAGAATTAATTGGTATTTTTAAAGTATCTCCTTCTTCTGTTAAAGCGAGTACGTGTGTTACTTTAGGTTGATTTGATTTATAGTAATAAGGTGAACAACCAGATAGCATAGCAAATAACATTATACTTAATAAAGTAAGTATAGCTATTACTCTTCCTTTGTCTCTTTGTGTATCTGTCATATTACCATATATTTAGTTTTACCGTCTTTACGGTAAGCTTTTAAACATCTTTTTCTATTTGCTTCTTCGCTAACGTAACTGACATGTACCCAGTTTGGGTTTTCATCAGTACCAAATTCCCATATCATTTGATCGTAATCGCAATTAGCTTTTATCCAATTAAACATCTCTGCGTTAGAAGCGTGGCCAAATGTATCATCAATATCAATTGCTTGTCCGTGACAATGCTGTGATTTAGCTGATCCGCCAATAGCTTTATTAAGTTCAGGTCCACGATAAAACGAATTTATCTTTATAGGACCTCCTACGTGAGTTCTAAGAGGTTCAAACACATTTTCTGAAACCTTTATCATGTTATATAGATGATCGTCAGAGGGATCGTTTTTTAAACCTAATCTTAGCGCAGTTATGCTATACACGCCTTCCTTGTAACTTACGTGTTTACTTATTCTTTGCATTATTTTTTTATTACTTCTTTGATAGCTTTAGCTTTTGCTTTGATGTTTTTAGCTTTAGCTATTATAATATCATCTACAGTGGTCTTGTTCCAAAGCAACACCCACATATCTTTCCAATACTCTTTAGTTAATTTCCACATAATTTATTATTTACAAATACATATTTCACAAAATGGACACATAATTTTAAAATTTAGAAGCCGTGTTGACTTCGTTAATACTCTCTTGAATTTCTTTTAAACCAGCAGGTAATTCAAGGTCTAATCCTGCTTTAAAAACTGTTTCTTTTATACCACCTTTAAATATTATTATTGTAGGTGCCATACGTACTCTATATTTTTTCTTTGCTTCTGGTGCTTCAGCTATGTTAACTCTATAATAAGTTGCATCTTCTATTTGTTGCCACTCAGCAAAACAATTAGCTTCATTAAATTTAGCCCAAAACTCCACAACAACTGGTAGTGATTGATCATCACCAAATGCTTTATGTTCTTTTATTTTATCTTCAAAGTTAGAATCATTTAACCAATACTCCTCTGGTACATCAACCTGACCTAATGATATAAATGGAATTAAAATTAAAATTAAATATTTCATGTTATTTGTTTTTTTGTATTTCGTATAATCTTTCATCAATTTTATCTAATTGATCTCTCATCGCCTCAACATCTTCTTGTGTGTCAAGTATTGTCTGGCGAATCAACTCGTCTTTTAGATCATACTCTATTCTATCTATTACTGGTTCAGGCAACTCTTTTGCTAAAGCTATATCAGCTTGTAAAGCGAACCACATAGCAGCCAAGCTAAATACGCCTGCTCCTATAAGTCCTAATGTTTTTAAATCTAATGTTACCTTTGTTTCTTCGCCTATTTGTTTTGCCATGACTATCTAAATGTATAATTAATTCCAAAGTTTGAATTGAACATTTCAGTGTCCCAAAATTTAGTATACTCTCCTTCAACAAACAAACCGATTGATTTGCTAATCTTAACTCCAAGTACTAAACCAGCTTGATAGTCACTCCATTGTTCACCGTCTAATAAGTTATTGTGTCCACCTTTACCCCAGCTGTTTCTGTGTAAATAGCTGAAATCTTCATTACCTTGTATATATTTGTGGTAAGGTAATATCCAGCTACCATAAGCGTGTAGCCAAAAGTTATTTTTGTAATGGTAAAAGTCTGCACCGATGACTGGAGCAACTTCACCAAAAGCATCAAGATCAGCCCAAGCTTCTTGATTGTATCTATTCAATAAACCAGGCATTATTCTGTCTCTAAAATCAGCATCGGTATAAGCCACAATATCTCCTTGTTCGTTAACCCAATACCAGTCATATGTTGAGTTACCAAACTCATCATTTTGTGAATAGTATATGTCATCATAACCATACTCAAAACCTAGAGTGTACCATGGGTTTACAGCATCACCATTTTCATCTTGTTCGTTTAACCATATTTCTACTGGATTATAACCGTAAGGACGTTGATGTGTTCTATATATTGCACCAGCAGATATACTAAGTTTCTTACCAATAGGTAACCTGGCTCTTAATTCACCAGACATGTATTGAAAATTTATTTTACCAGTTTCTCTAGCTTCAAACTTAGCTATGTGATAGTCTCCTGTGTGTCTTACAAATAACCTTTTGTTTTCAAATTTATCACCGTTAAATCTTTCTTTTTCCCAGTGTAATAAATATTCTAATCCTTGTACAGCTGATGTAGGTGCTGATAAACCTATTTGTTTTTCTACCTTTTGGTTACCTGTCCAAAAGTTACCAGGTTTTATTTCATAATCAAACCTAGCTAACTTACGAATACCAAAACCATATCTATAATTGAAAGGGTGGTAGTCTGCTCTGTCTTCTACTTGTGGTATGCCATAAAAATCTTCAGGATCTGTACGTATGAAGTAATTAGGTTGGACCAACCTAGCGTTCTCTATATTACCGGCGGTATAGAACGTTCCGTACTTAAGGAAATCTTTGTATAATTCTTTAAAAAATTGTGCTTCAGCATTGCTAGAGATCAGCAGTGCTACAATTAATAGTAGTTTTTTCATAGTTAAGTCGTTATTCTTTTATTATCACTTGTTTTCTTGATTATTTAGATATTCATCTACTTTCTTTTTCATCCAAGCACGTCTTTCTTTACCGGATAAATCATAGTATTCATCTTCTTCAGCCCAAGACATATTGTCTAATATAAATGCTTCCGCAGCGTCTTTAATCTTTTTGTTTCTCTCTCTAGTTTCTTTAGCTTTTATCTTACCCTGTTCTTTACGTACTTCTTTTGCTTGAGTTTTTATATCTTCGTGTTCAGGGTATAACTCCATATTCATTTGATAATATGGCCAACCCATAGCAACAGCAACTCTTTGCCAAGTAGCATGTCTTTCTTGTAAGCTACCTTGTATATTTCTTAACAACAGTATAGCTTTACTTAAAGGTATGTTTGTTGCTGCTTGAGTTTCAGCACCTATAATATCCCACAATGGACTATCTAATGCTAATCCTCTAGCGTTTATAACATCTTTTTCAAACTTGTAAGTTTGTATACCTGAGTACATTAACCTTGCTTTACTACCTAATGTAGGTGACATGTTTATAGCTTCTATCAATGTATATGTGTGATCAGCGTTCCAACCTTTCTTTTCTTGCGCGTGATACTGTAGTAGTATATTTTTAATAGTAGATACTATAGCTCCAGGTAAACCAGATCCTCTAAGTATTGTATCACCCATTTGATTTACCGCTCTAAACTTTTGACCATACTCTTTAGCTAATTGTTTTTCATTATCTGCTAAATCATCTTCATCAAAGAACAACGCGAATAAACCTGTCTGCATAGCATTGAATATAAAGTTTTGTAAAGCTCCATAGTATACTATTTTACCAATATTAGACATATCACTTTGGTATTGAGTTTTGTAAGGAGGTGTTATTCTTCTATTTACTAAATCTAAACCTGCCATTTTCATAACTCTATTATACTGGAAAGGTGTATTTTGCCAAGCAAAAACCGTTCTACCTAATGGACCAGCTTGTAATGGTGATATTTTAGAAGGATCCGCAGACTGCTGGTTTCTTTCTGTTACTTCAGAAAAATCTTCAAATGCTTTTGCTTCAGCTTCAGCTTTAGGCATGCCTTGCTTTATGTATGTTTTAGTTCTGTTTATAAGAAAAGTAGCACCACCAGTTGCAATAGCTAAACTATCAACAGCTCTTGTAGGTGTAAAACCTATCTTTAATAAATAAGCTAACATACCTTTGAAACCACCGCTATTAGCTGCTTCTGCCATTTCAGCTTCTTGTACATTAAGCTTTAAACCAGTTCTTCTTTGTTTTAGCTTAGGTGAATTAAATATTTTTACAACATGTTTTACATAATTAGGTAGGTTAGCAAAAGCCGCTGCAGCTTTAAATATATTATTATCACCGTAGTTTATATAGTTAAATAAAGATAAAGACTGTAATGTTGCAGATCTAAAGTTTATAAACATAGTAGCACCAACAGAGTTGTTGATCCACATCATAAAGTCATTCAACTGTTTATTTGAACCAAACTGTCTATTGCTACCGGTTTTCATACGGTATATACTATCTTCTAAAGAATCTCTTAGTGCTTTACCAAATATAGCTTCTATTTTATTTAGATTATCTTTGTCAAATACTTCATCTACATTTTCTGTAAACTCTTTTAAAAACTGAGCTCTACCAACTTTATCAGTTATACTAGCTAAATCAGATAAAATAGACTCAGCAACCCAATGTTCGCCAGGTTTAACATAACCTTCTTTTATACCTGTTAGTTTACTTAGTTTATCAGCAAACGCTTTTAATTCAGGATCTGCTTTCATAATTCTATTAATAGATAACAAATCTCTTTTAGCTATACCAGGTATATTGAAACCAGCTTTTTGCCATAAGTAAACTCTAACCGCTTGTTGATATGTAAAAGCACTGTTAGGTACTTCTTTGTTTAAATTCTTTTTAACGTTTTTAAAATCTTTTAACAAAGCGTCATAGTCAATACCTACTTGTTCTCTAGCAATATCTAAAGCAGCAACACCTCTGTTATAAGGTTTTATTAATGTGTCAAGGAAAAACTTCCAAGCTGCGTTACCTTGTTTACCTTTTGGTAAGAAGTTATATAAAGCTAAAGCAAAGTCTTGAGCAGATGGTGGTAAGTAAAACTTAAATCCACCAACTTTAGAACCTTTTAGTTTAGCAACAGCATCAGAATATCTAGCTTTAGCAGATATACCTTTTTTATCCTGTATCATTTTATTAAGTATATCACTCTTAGTTTGCGTACTTGTTTCGCTAAACTTTAAATTAGGTTGACCTTTTTGATTTACTCTACCAGCTTGATATACTTTTGATTTAACATCAACAGCATCTAATATCTGTTTAACAGCTTTAACATTTTTTATAGCATCATCAGCAAATAAAAAGTCATTATAACCATTAGCTGCTTTATCTAGCATCCACATTGCTTTTGCGTCTGCAGTACCATTTTCTAAACCTGTTATGTTTTCTATAGGTATTTCTAAACCTATACCTTTCATGAATGCGTGTATAGCACTTGCTGCGGCTTGTGGTCTAGCAGTT